AGTTATAGAATTCTGAAGCTACATCATCATTTGGTGTAGGTGGAGAAGCGTCTGTTCCTTCTGCAATTGTATTGCCTTGTGCGTCAACGTCTGAAGCCCAAGAGTGTGATCTTCCTATGAATAGGTAATACGTTGTAGCAGCTGTTTCTGAAAAAGATTCAACAAACTGCTCAGCGTTGTTTATTCTAAATTTGTTAGTTATTATAGCTGCCATTGTTTTTTTCCCATTAAATATTAATGTTTCTTTCTATTATTTATAAGAGTTTTCTATGTAGATTTACTGACTTCTGTTGGAAATGCAAAATTAGTTTTAGCATTTTTATTTGAAGTACTACCACTTAAATCAGACAATCTGATAGTTTCTCCATCAACGGATGTATTTAAAGTACCTGTAAATCTTAAATCTGCCCATGAACTCATAGAAGTACTATAAGATTCTGATCCGTCATTTTGTAATACACCAGAATTGCCATCTGTTGCACCTTCTAGCAATATTTCTCCAGCACCAGTACCACCCTCTAAGGTGATTGCATTATTCGCCGCATATGCTGACAATCCAAATGTATTTAAAGTATTTAATCTAGGACCTGCATATGCATATCCATTCTTAACGGCAGTATCTCTAACCGAATAAGATGTATTAGTGTAAAAATTCGTTCTACTTCTTCTTTCAAGGTCCAAAGTAGTTTCAGGATATAGATTTAATTCTTTTTCAGTATTTGTACTTGTATCTCTATAATCATTATGAACTTCTACTGGACTACCTGTTCTTGCAACTGCTGATGATACTAAAGTTTTACCATCTAACTGTGCAGCATTACTCATAAATTTAAATCCAACTCCTGTTCTTCTGCTGAAGATAGTATTGAATAATGTATTTAATCTCATGTAGATTGGAGCGTCTGAAGTACCAGAGAATAATCCAGAAGACAATGTAGCACCAACTGGTTGTCTAACACCACCTGCTAGTTGTGTTTGAATATTTACTTCTCCCGTTACATAGAAACCACTTGGGTGAACAGCTCTTTTTAAAGAATCTCTCCAATTATTAATTGATTGTGCAACTTTTACAACATAAGAATAATCTTGATAGTATAAACTGTCTTGAATTTTTTTAGAACCTTCAGAAATATGTCCATTTTGATTTATATATCTTCCAGCAGTTGTGATAAGTGTTCCTATTGTTGCAGTACCGGTTAATGGATCTGTTTTCGCCACAACAGCAGTTTGACTTCCAGATGTTGATATTGTATCATCTTCAACTAATTCACTTGTTGTTGCTGTATATTTTAAAAGAGGTGATGTATAGTCAACTACTGTGCCTGTTGCACCACTTATATTTGAAGTAAATGTTTCGCCTGTAGATATTGTTCCTGAAACTGTTTTAAGCACAGCGTAATGAGGAAACACTAAAGTTGGTGCTGATGTATAATTGATACCATGTTCAATAATAGATAATGATGTTGCTCTACCTATATCATCTCCAAAAGGTATTACAGTTGCACCAGTAACATTTAATACAGCAAAAGTAGATTCGTTTAATATTCTTCCACCATCTTCAAATTCAATACGACTAAAATCAGTTGTTCCGTCATCTGTTGCACCTTCTAATCCAATAAATCTTGTTCCATCAATTGTTGCGGTAGGTAAAGTTGTGTAACCAGAACCACTTGCAATCATTCTCACATCTGTTATATCACCTGTGCCTGTTGCATTTTGTTGAACTATTTTATTACCAATAATTCCTTCTGAAGCTGTAGAATCTTCTAATACAATATGATCTTCAGCTTCCATATTGTAAGGTCTGTCTGGTTCACTATCTTGATTTACAATGTAAATATAATTAGATCCAATTGTTTCTTCTGATAATATACCACCATCTTCATTTTCTAATTCAACTCTAATTCTGAATTCTTGTATACTAGAAGATGAATCTAAAAATTTACCACCAAGACCATTATCAACAGCATCTTCGAATAGTAAATCACCTGATCCGCCACCCGTAATTGTTCCTGATTCTAATTCAACATGAATATTTAAACTTCCTATTTCAGGAGCAAAACCACCATTAACAATAGCAACTTTTGCCTCAGCAGTTCCTGAACTAAATGTTAGGATGTCTCCTTCTAAATAATTTGCTCCGCTAGCATCAACAATAACTTCAGATACACCTGCACCAGATATATCTCGTACTTGAATTCTAGCACCAGCACCTGCACCGCCAGTTAAAACTGCTTCATCACCAACTGTTAATGTATTACCATTATTTGAAATTACAGCAGTTGCTAATGCCTGTGTTACAGTTACACCAATTGTTAGGTCAGCGTCTGCATTACTTATACCAGTTACAGTAGCACCGGTTGCAAAAGTTCCTACTACGGTATCCGTATTAACCAAAATCTCAATAATTTGTGTAGTACCTTCTTGGAATTTTAATACACTTTCTACAATCGCAGTTGCTTCATTTACATTAGTGTCAGCAGGATCATTTGCTTGTGTAATTGTTTGACCTGTTAAAAAGATAGGATCATTTGATGATTGTAATGTTGTTTGAGTACAACGAATAAATGTTTGAACGTTCCAAGAACCATCTGATACTCTCAACATATCATCTGACGGAGTATAGATTTCTGAATTCTCGTTAAATAGTATTCTGAAAAAAGCCTTGTGTGCTTTTGCAGTACCTTTTGCTCTATATAAAGATTTAATGTTCTTAATTAGTTTTCTTGTACTTACAGAGTCATCTGTATCTGTAGGAATTGTATTAAGAAACTCCTCTTTCATTTGAGATAAGAAATCACTTATCGTATGGTCAGGATCAGAATAGTTTAAAAGTTGTTGAATGTTCTCTACTGGATTGGCACGATACTTACCAACTTTAGCAGTTGCACCTGAAGTAGAACCAGTAACAGTTTCTCCTGTTATCCATCCATTGTTTGCTGAAACAAATAATCTTGAATTTAATATGATATCTTCTGCTAGAACAGTTGATGTGGCACCAGATGTTGAACCTGTAATGATTTCACCTTTTCGAAAAGAACCACCGAACGTATTTTGTTCATCTACAATTTTATTACCTGCATCTAATCCATTTTTAGTTGTTTGATTAAGTAGCACATAACTATCTACTGTACCTATTGTTTCTAAAAGTATCTGATCTATATCTGTGAGTGTATCTAAATTTAATTCAGCAGATTCCATGAATAGGAAATAAGATGAAAGAAATTCTGTAAATTTAGGATGATTTTCTAAAACGAATTCAGGAACTTGCTGTCTAACAAGTGTGGATAGTTTTTTTTTATTTGTTTTTTTAATGTCCATTAATCAACACCTAATAACTACTAGTTGTTGTATAAGATGTTCCTGCTTGTGAACTACCACTTTCTATTGTATCTACTGATCCAGTTATAGTTGAGTTAGTTGAGTCAATTGATAATATTTGATTTCTTACAGGTACAATATCATTTGAATTTGGTCTAACGGTTATTCTTACTCGAGTACTAGTCGCACCATCAACGTTTGATATACTTGTTATGTGAGCAGAAGTTAAAATTATTTCTCCAGTTGTGTAATTGATAGTACCAAAAGTAGAATCTGTGTAAATTCTTGTAGTACCACTTAAATAATAAACTCTTATGTTACCTGCACCATCATCATCTAAAAAATGTTCATTTAATGAATCATCATTTGTAATTTTAAATCCTGTTGAACTAACAATTCCACCAGCACTTGTATTGTGACCAGAGTGAGGGTTATAAAATGCATTATTAAATGAAAGAGTGTACTTCAATCCTGAATTTAAAGTAGGAGTAATGAACTTGTACATATTAACAGTTGTGATGTTAGATAAAATAGAAGTATCAGCACCATCAATTGTTTTAGTAACAGCTGAGTATCTAAACATACCTGTAAAATCCTCTAATGTATCTGTGTTATAACTTGAAATAGCATCCGTTACATTTGTTTGTAGTGTTGATACATCTTTCGTTGTTAAACCAGAATTGTATTTGAAATTTGTTGCAATCGTTATGAAAGTTGTTTCAGGATCAATAATTATAGGTGTTACTGAAGCAACAGCATATGATTTAAGACTTCTTACTAAACTTTCTTTAGTTACTTCTGTTAAATTAGAACCTGATTTTGCTTTAATGGAAATATAAACTTTTCCATAGTCAGGAGTGGCAGCGTCTTCACCACCATAAACTTGAACTGATTGAGTATTGGCATATAAACTCTTAACTAGAACTTTATAATCGTCTGCCGTAACAGCTCTATCTTGTGCTGTATAATCTCTTGGTGCATTATACTTAATTGATTTAATTGTTTCAGGAGCATCACCGCCGTTAGCATTATTAATTGTTGTAATAGTTACATTTGAAAAACCACCAACTGTTCCTGATAATGTAAATAAACTAGCGCCATTTGCTTCATCTCGATTACAAGTTATATAATCTAGTATAACAATGTTACCATCAGCGATTGCTTCTCCTAAAACACCATCACCAAAGTAAACTTCGTATCTTCCATTTTCAACTTCTTGTAAGAAAAAAACTTTAGATGCGGAATCTATATTTGTAATACCAGTTGCTAGTTTATATGTGTTTGTTGTAGAGTCGGAAGAAGACTCTTGCACCTTAACTGTTAAAGTATTAGTGTCAACATTATCATTTGGTATAATAAATCTTTGATCGGTGTCACTTGTGTTTGCTGTGTACTTATAGTTTAGATATGTACCTTCATAAACTACCAAATTAGAAAATTTGTAAACACCATCTAGTGGAGAAATACTTATATCAGCATTTGCCACAAAAGAATAATTTGTTCCATCAACTGTGGTTGTAAATTTTGTTCCTCTTGACATAGTAACAGATGAACCACTTCCGTTATTAATAACAACATCAATTGTTGCCTGTGAAGATGTAGCACTTTTTGGAGTGTAACCAACTTGTTTTGCTAATGACACAACACTTGATCTTTGGTCAGCACTATCAAGATACATTTCATTTGCTAACATATTAGCATTGTAACCAAGGTAGTGAGTGTTGTAAGCAAGGACATCTAATAGAATATTCATTCCTGATCCTTCAAAGTCATAATCAGTAAACTCGTTCTGTTGTGATAAGAACGTTTTTAGATTATCTTTGATTCCATCAAAGTCTAATTGTGATATATCTAATTTAGTTGCCATATTATCTTAATCTTTCTAAAAATGATTCGACTATTACTGGTTCAGGATTATTAATAACATAAAAAGATATTGAAACAGCATATCCATTTCTATCTAAATCTGGCATTGTAGCCACCTGAACTAATCTACATCTTGGTTCGTAATTTTCTATCAATTGACTTATTTGTTTTCCAATAACATGAGTCATTTGAGGTGTTATTAATTCAAATAACATACCTCTTAAATTAGACCCTATTTCTGGGTGAAAAGGTTTTTCATAATGATTTAAGTTAATCAAATTTCGTACACTTCTTTTAACTGCCTCAACATCAAACAATGTTTGAATATCTTTAGTAGCAGTATTCTGTTGAAAATCTAAATTTAAATCTTTATAGATTCTCGCACTTCTTTTACTTTGATTTGTTAGTGTACCTGCGTCATAACTTGCCATTTAATCTCTCC